CAACAAAATCAAGTACTAAAAGTCCCAAACGCGCTAACATCAGGCACGAATGTATCTTTTTCCGCGGGCACTACTTTTGATGGCTCTGCGGCGATTACAATATCATCGACAGATACTGATACTACATATCAGGGTTCATCAACTATAAATATAAATACGGCGACTACACCCGATACTATTAATTGTTTAAAAGTGCCTAATGTAATTACGGCATCAACTAATATTATTTTTACGAATACTGATGATGGCGCATCGGTTACAAATTATGATGGGTCAGAACCGGTTACAATTACTGCTGCTTCTTCAGGGACAACGTATGCAGGTAAGGTAGCTGAAACTATTGAAGATTTATATTGTCAAGGACACTTCTATAGTGCTTATTGGAATCACTTCATTAGAACATCTACCAATGAATATTGGACAAGGGGTAATAACATCCACTACTTGTATGGTGGTAATACTACGCAAACCAAATATAAATGGTCACGTTGGAATCTTAACTAGAAGGAAAAAAAATGAAACTATATAAATACATTAAAGAACCTAAAGCTATTGTGCATCCTAAAGAATGGGATTCCACAGCAACAGGTAAAATTAAATGGTTAGGTGATGGATACGTGGCTATGGATGATGGTTGGAAAGACCTAATGGTAAGCCTAAACAAAGACACGTTTACATTGTGTGATGCTGATGATGTTATCGCTGCTAAAGCACTTAATAAATCCATGTGGGATAATAAGAAAAAGATGCGTATTCGTGAAAAATATTCGCAAGATGACGAATTTAAAGCCTTACGAACTGGTGATAAAACAGTACAAGATGGTATTGCTAAAATTATCAGCGATACTAATACAGAGAGGGATGCGTTTTACGCAATCTCTTAGTAAATGAAGATGGCACAATCACTTGAACCTGAACTAAAAGTTCAGATGGAACTTGAAGCACATGAAAAAGAGTGTGCTGTTAGGTATCAAATGGTGAATGATAAGTTGTCTGCTTTAGATAAAAGATTATGGAGATTGGAAGCTATGATTATGGTTTCCACTCTTTCTTTTATTGTATTAGCTGCAACCCTACTCACTAAAATTTAATCTTAAATTGAAAGTAGTTTTACATGATAGACCCAATTACAGCTTTTTCTGCAATTTGTGCAGGGCATAAAGCAATTATGAAAGGTGTTCAAATTGGGCGAGATTTGTCCAGTATGGGTGCTGCAGTAAAAAAATATGCACAGGGGGAAGCTGAACTACAAGTTGGAGAAGCAAGAAAAAAGAAAAGTAGATTTTCTTTAGCAGAAGATTCAGCTATAGAAAAACATTTTAAAAAAGAAGCCCTAGAAGATATGCGTAATGAGTTGCGTAGTATTTTTCAATTATATGGAAAACCTGGACAATGGGAAAGATTACAAGCTGAAATAGCAGCAGAACGTGCCGAGCAAAAAAAGATGTTAGCTGAAAAGGTACGAATTTATGACAGAAATATGACTATTGGAGTAGTAGTAGGAATATTAGCTGTAGCAACTGTTGTTCTTTATTATTGGATTGAATTTTTGAAAGGAACTTTATAATGTTTAAAGCTATTGTATTAGCGTGTTCTATTTCAAACCCTAATATTTGTATCGAATTTGAAGACACTAGAGAACAATTAATAACAAAAGAACAATGTGTGCAACGAACTTTTGAAATGCGTAATGATATTTCAGAGATGATGACAGATATGAAAGCTGTTGCCTATAGATGCACACAACTAAAAGAAGGTAGGTTTACATGATACCAATTATATCAGGTCTTTTAGGTTTGGCAGGTAACGTGGTAGAAGGTTATGTGGAAACCAAAAAAGCTAAAGCAAAACAAAAATTAGTAAAGATTGAAGCTGAAACATCTTTAATAGAAAAGAAAATTGCAGGTGAAGTTGAATGGGACGTACAGGCTCAAAAAAATTCAGGGGACTCATGGAAAGACGAATATCTCACAATTTTGTTTAGTATTCCACTTTTGCTTTGTTTCTTGCCTTGGACAGTTGAATATGTAGAAAGAGGATTTGAAGCACTTTCTCAGACTCCTGAATGGTACAAGTACACGTTAGGTGTAATTGTTAGTGCGTCATTCGGAATTAAAGGTGCAACTAAAATGTTTGGAAAAAAGTAAATGGGAGAAGTAGTGGATTTAATAATAGTAGGGTTGTTTTTACAGACCCTAACAATGATTGCTGTGTTTGTTAATACAGGAATAAATATTGTGTATAGAATGAAGGAGAGTAAAAAGTGTCAATGCAAAAAATGATGGGTGAGTTACATAAAGAACTTGCTAATAAACTTTTAGAAGTAGTGCGTGACCCTGAAGCTAAAGCAGGGGATTTAAACGTAGCACGACAATTTTTAAAAGATAATGAGATAACAGCATTACCTGCTGATAGTAATGTAATGAGAGAGATACTTGAAGGTTTGCCCTTTGACGAAAATGTAGACCAAATTCAATAACTATGGAACGTATTGTTAATTTATTTGTTAATTATTTTAACATACAGTTTGATAGAGAACCAATAAAATATTTATCAGGAAAAGGAAAACCTATGGCATATAAGAAACGAAAAACATATAAATCTCCAGTAAAAAAATCTAAACCAAAGGATAAATAATGTCTCTTTATGAAAATATTAACAAACGAAAAAAAGCAGGTACAAGCAGACCTAAATCAAAATCTACAGTCTCAGCTAAATCATATGCTAATATGAAAGCAGGTTTTCCTAAAAAGAAACCTAAGAAAAAATCGTGACGATAGACAATAGATTATTAGACTTCAAAAACTTTTTGTATATGTCGTGGAAGCATTTAAATCTTCCCGACCCAACGCCAGTACAATATGATATTGCAAATTATCTCCAAGATAAAACAGAAAGACGGGAAGTTATTGAAGCGTTTCGTGGTGTAGGTAAATCTTGGATTACGTCTGCCTATGTATGTCATCAGTTATTGTTAAATCCACAGATGAACATATTGGTTGTATCTGCGTCTAAGACACGTGCTGATGACTTTAGTACGTTTACCCTACGTCTAATCCACGAGATGCCACTCCTTGCTCATCTACGCCCCAAGGATGGGCAACGTATGAGTAAGATTAGCTTTGATGTAGCACCTGCACAAGCATCCCACGCACCTTCAGTTAAATCTTTAGGAATAACAGGACAGCTTACGGGGTCACGTGCAGATTTAATCATTGCAGATGACGTAGAATCAGCTAATAACTCACAGACACAAATGATGAGAGACAAATTAGCAGAAACAATTAAAGAATTTGAAGCTATTATTAAACCAAATGGACGTATTGTCTTCCTTGGTACGCCACAAACAGAGATGTCTATATACAATCTTTTAGATGAACGTGGTTATAAGACAAGAATATGGACTGCAAGATACCCTGATGAACGCTTAAAGGTAGCTATGCTAGGCAAATTAGCCCCTGTGATAGCCGATAAAGAGGGCGTAGAGGGTAAACCTACAGACCCCGATAGATTTGATGACACAGACCTCTTTGAGAGAGAAGCGTCATATGGTAAATCAGGGTTCGCCTTGCAGTTTATGCTAGATGTGTCTATGTCAGACGCTAATAAATACCCACTTAAATTAAATGACATGATGGTTATGAGTGGGGCGAGTAGTTGGAGTGAAGCACCTGTCAAAGTTCAATGGGCATCAGGTAGAGAACAGCTAGATGCTTGTAAACAAATACCTAACATTGGACTTAAAGGAGACTATTGGTGTGCACCTATGACAATATCCCAAGAGATGTCTGCTTGGGACGGGTCAGTAATGAGTATCGACCCTGCAGGACGAGGGAAAGACGAAACAGCTTACGCAGTTGTAAAGATGATGAAGGGTCAGCTTTATCTGACAGCGAGTGGTGGGACGAAGAATGGTTATCAAGAGCCTTCTCTGCAAGTCTTGACAGCAATCGCAAAAGAACAGAACGTAAACAAGATAATTGTAGAAAGCAACTTTGGAGATGGGATGTTTACTCAATTATTAAAACCTGTTTTAGCAAAAGTTCACCCTGTTAATATAGAAGAAGTACGACATAACACACAAAAAGAGAAAAGAATAATAGATACATTAGAACCTATGCTCAATTCTCACAGACTTGTAGTTGACGAAAAGGTAATTATAGATGACTACAATGCCGACACAGACCTAAAATACAAATTGTTTTACCAACTAACACGATTGACCAGAGATAGGGGTGCATTAATACATGACGATAGACTAGATGCGTTGTCTATAGCTGTTGCCTATTGGATAGACACAATGGATAGGGACATAGAAGCTGCTGTAAATGACCATAAATCAGATATGCTAGACGAAGAACTAGAGAGATTTATGGAAGCTGCAGTAGGTAGACAACCTAAGAAAGACAACTGGACTAATGTCTATAATTAATACCCCCTCATTAAGTAAGAAACCCCTATAGGTATACTTATAGTAAAACTATATTAATAGTAGTAAGTGTAATACTAATAACTACTACTCTATAGTAGACACTATCAGTTACCTATAGGTGTACTTAAAATAATTTGGTAAAAAAATCTGAGTAGGTATAAACGTATAGCATATGCCGTTTTACCCCATAGCCCCCTTGCTCAAACACCACAAAAAAAGGCAAGGCAACGCCCAAAATGTTTTAATAAATGTTCTAAATTCTGCAGAATCTAAATTAAATAAAGGGTTTTCATGAGATTAAATAGCCCATTTCAAAATGAATGCTGCTTAAATTCAATTAGTTTTCTATTTGTTTCTGTCTTTGTTTCTTTTTGTCTATTTTTTTATATTTAAAGTTTGACGCATCAAAACAATTAGTTTACCAATATTAATAATGAAACAAACTTGAAAGGTTTAACCCATGTTATCAATATTAATATTTACATTTAAAACGCTTGTTATCTTCAGCTATCTAATAGCAGGTTTATTTATAATTGATTTAGCAAGTACAACAACAATTGCTGATATGACATTTAACGATTATCTTATTTGTTCTATTGGTACGTTGTTTATTATGTTTTCTATGTTAGCTTTATTATTCATTAGTAAGGTAAATCACAATGGTTAAAAATATCATTACTTTAATAGCTGAATTTATAGCGTTGTTATTTGTTTGTTATATCTTTTATTGGTTATTGGTTTTTAGTCCAATAATAGAACAAATAATAATTGAATCTAAATAAAACCTAAAACCCCAAAAATAACCCCGTTATTAACTTAATGGGGTTTTTTGTTGTCTAACCCATAAAATTAACGCCCATAGAAGCCCATAGAGTGGGGTTAAGCGTTGCTAGTGGTATGTTACTACCCCCAAAAATCAACGCCCCTTAAAACGCTTTAAAACTTTTTTATTATTTTTAAATTATTTGTTTGACATTTAAAAAACGCCCATGCTATAACAATTATGTTGTTGAAAGGGTTAAATTGAAAACCCCAAATTAAAACAAAAGCTGTTTGAAATTGTAAATAAAAATAAAACAATAGGTTTAAGAGATTAAATCTAAATGGG